GTGCCATTATTCCAAAAATTGTTACGCATAACCCTACCCCAAAGGCTAATATTAGTCTTCGTTTAAGGTTTGTCAATTGAGTGGTGGTCTCCTATGTGTAATTATATTAGTAATTATACCATTTTTTAATCATAAAAAAAGAGGGTAGAAGTTAATCTACCCCCTAATTTTATTAAGAAATTATCTCCTTGCGAGAATCAATTTCTGTAGTGCTGCAATTTGCTTGTTAATTGTTGCAATAAGTGCAACGATTGACTTTAAGATTTCAGCATTAGATACCTCTGCTGAACTTGGTGCAACTTTGTATGAAACTACCTTAGCAGAATCTGTTGCTACATATGCAGGTAGATCAACTACTGCATTGTATGAACCAGTATTATTACCAACGGTAAACTTGTAAGCCTTTGCTCCGTTTGTAAATGTATCTGTTGAAGTTGCAGTTCCAACTAGTGTTAGTCCACCAGCAGAGATTGCTACGCCTGTTCCAAGTGTTGCAGCATCATGTACCTTAGCACCTGAAATATCAGTTGCAGATACAGTTAGTGTTGCAATTTCGCCTGGAAGGTATGAATCTTTATCCATCTTGGCTGTGTACTTGTTTACACCTTGACCACAACGTGCATCAAACTCGTTTGAGTAGATAGTTGTAAGATCTGCAAGAGTATGCTTAATGCGTACCTTTGTTGATCCTGATGTAGCAGCACATGTCCAACCACCAGTTTGTACAGCGGTAGCAGATGATGCTCCACCTACAGAAACTGCGGTAACTTGTGAATCATACTTTGTGGTATCAGCAGTTGGAGTAACTCCAGCCAATTGATTACCAGCAGCATCCTTGACTACAAAGTCATAGGTGCCTGTACGTGCTCCACCAGCCTGTGCAATATCTTCACCAGAAACTACAATAGATGCAGCCTGACCAGTAAATGTAATTGACTTAGTTGCTAGAGTTGTGCCATTAAATGTAACAGTAATTGTAGTTGCTACTGGCTTGTTAGCATTAGCAGTACCTTGGGTTACATAAAGAACTCCTGCCACACCAGTCTTTGCTGCTGCATTAACTTGTGTAGTTGGTGCTCCGTCCCATGCTACTACTGCGCCATTAGATGCAGTTGCCTGAATTACGCCATTAGTTGATAGCGCTGCTGCATAAGCATCCATTGCACGAACATTTACATATCCTGTGCTAGCGTTAACAACGGTTGTGGATCCAGCAACATCTGCATTAGATGTTAGAGTTCCTTGTGTTGATGTATCTTGTACACGAACATAAGAATCTGCTACAGACAAAACGTTTGTCTTTGCAACAGTTGAGGCATAAATTGTTTTAATGTCAACTGTAGAAGTGGCTGATCCAACCTTCTTCTTTTGAGTTACTGTTACAGTGCCTGCACCGTTAACAGTTAACTTAACATTTGTAGGCAATACAACTGCTGTTGAAGTTGTTGCTGTAAATGTAAATAATTTACCTAAGTTGGTAAGTGTAACCCCTGTAGGGTTTGATCCTGCTGCTGTGTAATCAGTAAATGTAGCAGGTCCAGAAATCTCTAGTGAGACATTGTCGTCTGCTGTAGCAGCCAAAGATTCGCTAGTTGTTAATGCAACTACTGCATTTACTCCAGCCTCTGCTTTGGTTGTGTCTGCTAACACTGTTACACCACGAGCACCTGCAGCCAACGAATCGGATAATACATATCCGTTAGTTACTGCCGCTTGAGCCTGTGGAATTGCAACAAAGAACGTGCTTGCTACTGCTGCAGCCGTAACAAGTGCTATCCTCTTGAATGAATTCATTTTTCTCCTTGTTTGTTTTATATTAAGTTAAGTTTATCTAAGAAATCCTTAACGTCGTCAGGCATTTCTCGATTATCTAATTCTACCATACGTTGCTGCTTCTCCGCAAGTCGAGTTGAAGAACTCCAAGTATGGACATCTATCTCTGTATTATTAGTCTTTTGTGTATGAGATATTGCTCCGAATACCGCACCACAAACGGCATCGGCTAGATCTTTTGATTTTTTGCGAGGGTGGTCAACCCTATTGCCTTTCATTATTTTTAATTCTGACATTTCTTCTAGCAGAATTGGAATCATAGGTATGGCAACACGCTCTTCATAAATCATCATAGCCAAATCTTCATAGTGCTTTTTAGCAACAGACACAGTCTCTGTTCTAATTCCAACTGCTTGTAGTTCATTTTGAATATCAAATGATTGCCAACGGTCAAAAGAAACCATACCAATATTAAAACCTTCTCTACGAAGATTAATAATCCATTGCTTTACTTCTGATAAGTTAACTGGTCCTTCTGCTCTTGGCTCCCACCAGGCAACGGCATCAACAACTACAATTGGTGCTACCTGCTCATAATCTTTTATAACTTGAATGTTAACCCATTTGTCAACATGTGCAATAGCAACGGCACACTTGTCATGTTTTTGTGCAAGGTCAGCATGAATATAATATATTTTTTCTGGATCTGCTTTAAAGGTTTCATCAAATCTTCTAAAAGAGTCTAGTGGGTTTCTAGTGTTCATACATTTTTCTAACTTTTCTTTTTGTTTAAAGAACGCATCAGATGCAAATGTTGGAACACAGGCAAAACGCATCATAGCATCGCCTAAGTCTGTATAAAATGCTAGTTTAAAATCATCTATTTTACGAGTAGGGTTTACTTCCCAAGTAGGTCTTTTAAGGGCTAAGATTTTTGGAACTTTGTATGAAACTATGTCGTCTTCTTCCCAATTAATCTCAAACTGATTGTTTGGATCATCGTGTGGTAAATTTTCATTCATAATAAAAACGTGTTTTTTTTCAATAGTTTCTTTTTCTGCAATCACATCATCATATCTTTTAGAAATAAAGTCTCCTTGATAGCGAGGAAATGAAAGCAATACAACTTTACCAAGATCTGGGAAACGAGAATCTACAGAGCCACGAAATGCTTTATAAATATTTTCTGCAGTCTTGCCCTGTTCATTACCAGTTCCAACCTCACTAGCAAAACCAGAAATTTCGTCAAGCACTGCAAGCAATAAGTTTAAACCCTCATGCGATTCTCTTTCTGAGTGACCAGAATAAACTGTAATTGATTTATCAAATTCTACTGAATCTGCTTTAGCATTATACTTACCTGCAAACCAAGGTGATTTTTCAATCTTTGTTTTAAATCCTTTAAAGAATACATTCTTTGCTTGTTGTGCGTTAATAGCAACGTTAATTAAATCTATTGCATCTCCACTTGGTTTTCCGAAATATCTTGCAGGATCTTTGAGACATAATAACTTATAAACAATATAAGCGCAAGCAACAGTAGAGGTGAAATCTTTACCAGAACCTTTGCCCAATTGTAGGATGATTTCGTTTTTTGTGTATTTTTCATAGTACCTTGCCCCTTCAGCATCTCCATATAATTCTTGCAAATCTTCTTTTTTATATACCTGGCTCATTGCCTCTACAATGTCATATTGAATTGTAGACAAGGGTGGTTGCCCTAAATAGTCAGAAGACTCTACAAATGTTTTAGCGTCTACTGGCTTTTCTTCAAAATGATTTTCTTTTAGTACCTCAAGAAAGTCATTGAACATCGTGGACAATTGTAATCACTTCTCCTTCTTTAGCAATTTGAGAAAGGCGTTGCATAATTAAATCACGAACCTCTGGGTGTGTTGAAGCAATCTCCCTAAGAATTTCAACTAAGACTTCTTGACGTCTTTCAATTTGAACCATCTCTTCTGCAAGTTCTTTGTTTTCTAACAAACCAGCCTTTTGCAACATTTCAATTCTAGATTTTTCAATATCCATAACCAACTTAATTGCTTGAGTCTTTGCGCTAAGATTATTTGTCATTGATGCTTCATCAATAACTTCATAGGACTTAGAAATAAGTTTACTATAATGTGTATCTGCTGCGGCAAGAGCCTCTTTAGCACGAGCACGAATTGCATCATTGGCAGATGCCATAACTTTCCACTCATTAATTAATGCAACAACACGAACTCGTGGAATGTCTAACTCTTTAGATATTTTTGTTGGATCTTGACCTTTAAGATACTCTGTTACAACTTTATTTACTTCATCAAGATGTTGTATTAAATCTGTTTCAGTTGTCATTTTTTTCCTTTGCTATTTTAAGCAATACTAAATATCCAATAAGATCATCTATGTCATTGTCTCCAACATAGTCTGTCCCTTTCATAAGTCTGCTTAACTTATCATCAATTCTAACTCTAAGTTGTTCTACTGGATCTGCCTTGCTAAAAATTCTAACAGGATCTAAAGCAGAATCTCCATATGCAATATTTTTATCAATTAACATTTGTGCAATTCCATGACAGGTTGACCAAATTTGTTTACCAGAAGGCGCACTAATAGAATGAAGATATAAATCGTCACACTTAAAACTTTTTACATCTTTATACACTGGCTCTAATTTCATCTTTTTGATTTCCTTAATCCAAATTTTGCAAGATAAACATAGATTGTTTCTATGCTTGCCCCGCATTCTTTAGCAATTTCTTCTGGAGATTTTTTATCCATAAGATATCTCTTACGAAGCCAAACCTCTGACTTATACAGTTTACCACTCATAGTACTATTTGTCAACCCCTATTGCTTTATTCCAATTATTGATAGCCCAATGACCGATACCACAAGCGTCAGCAACATCATTGTCGCTAATAGTTTTATCATAAATGATTTCAATTAATTTCATAGTCCTTTCTTTTCTAAACTGCCGTTCAAAAGTTTTATACCATGAGTCTGACTTGCCAGGGTTTTGCGATCTAAGAATTAACTGCTCTTCTTTTGTTAATTTTTTATTACCTAAATAATTTTGCCAGGTAATTGGTGAGACCTTTCCAAAAGACTCAATGCCAGACAAACTAGCAGCCCCAAGCAGCGCACCCTGGACCAACGCTAAATCTGCAGCAGTTTTAGGACTGTTCATGTAGACGGTATGTTCAATAACAATTGCATCTACTGATTTAAAATATTCAAACAAAGCCTTAGATTTTTTACAAGCATCAGCGACCTTATCATAAATATCATTACCTTCAAATTTTATTTTACCAATATCTCCAAGGTTTTTGTTTACATAAAAAGCAAATGCAAGACTATTAGTACTAGCATCAATAGCACAAATGTTTTTAGGTTGAACTTCTATGCCCCATTTATTCTTGCTCATAATCAAAAAATCCTTTTATTTGTTTTAACATTTTGTCTACTTCTTTTTTACTTACATTACAGTTAGAGCAAAATCCAGAATCGTTATAGATAGACAACTGCTGACCACATCCACCAAAACATTTTCTAACTTTGCCAATTCGTTTTTGTCTTTTTGTTATTTGATATCGTTCTACAATTTTATCTTTTGTGGCAGCGTCTCTACACTCTACCCCGCAGTAAATTTGATAACTTACATTGGGGTTAAAAGCATTATTACACTTTTCACAAAGTTTCACTAAGCCCCTCAAGAGGTTTGATTTTAAGAACCCCTACTTCTGCCTCTGCACAGGCTTTTTGAATAGGGCAACCTTTACAGATTTTAGAGTTAGACCTATATGTTTTAACTGGAATGTCTCTATCTGTCCAAGCCTTACGAACTTGTCTCATCCAGTCAAATGCGTAATCAATCCATTTACGATATTCATCATTAACACGTACTGGCAAAGTTAATAGTTCATGGTTGTTTTTGTTTTCATAAATTAAAACGCCTTTGTCTTTCTTTAATATTTTCATATAAATAAGCAACTGCATTAAGTGTCCACCTTTAGGTTTCCTGCTTGCCTTTTTATATTCAAAACCATCGTTTGGCATTGTTTTAATTTCACCAAGAATAGACTGTCCTTTATAGTCAAGCATAACATCGCCATAACCAAAGATTGGCGGATCGTCTGCTTTAACTGTAAACTCTAATGCAGGATGTTTTTGTTTGCCGTATTTTCTTTCTGTCTCAAACTCCATAGTTTTATCTAGGATGTCTGCACTAATCATTGCATCTTGAATTCTATCGTGGCTTAATGTACCACTGTTTCTGTTTGCCACACCATACGGATCTGCATTGTCATAAAACACTGCTCCATCAAATGCAAGATACCAGAAACGAGCACACTCTCCAGAACCCCAAGCCAATCCAGACGGAGAGAAAGAATACTTCTTAGTAAACTTTGGCTTAATGTCAGCAATATATCCTTGCTGAATAGCATCTACCAAACCTTCTGTATACCCAGTATCGTCATTGTGTATTGGTTCGTCTTTCTTAATCATAATTTGCTTTAGTAAGTTTTTAGTCATTTTTATCCCTTGTTTTATATAAGTATACCAGGTTAGCGAATTATGTACTTGAGTGCTGATACCAGGTCGTTAATTGATTCTGCTGCCGTGAAATATATGTTTTTCTTTGCCCTGTCACTTTTGTCTACATTAGCCATCCAGGTTGCTTTAAATGACATCTTTGCTGCAATAGCCTGTAGTCTAACAATTTCTACAGTGGCAACATTAAGTGGCACATCTGGCTTTATGATTAGTTTAGCAATCATTGTTAAGGCAATTGTTAACTCTTCATCTTTCATGTAGTCAGCAATTTCAGTTAAACCATTGACCATGTCTATAGTTGTTCCTGTTGGCTGAACTTGTTCTGTCATTTTATTCCCCCTCTGTTAATTGTTCTAAAAGATCCATCTCAATTATAGCAAGTCTTACTTTTGTATTGCCTTCGCCTAAAACAACAATAATAGCAGGAGACTTATCTGTCCCTGATTTTATTGAATCTGTTACAGCCTTAGCCCAAACATCTTTATTTAATGTAAAAGATTTACCAACTTCTTTAAAGTCAACAATAAAATTTCTCCAAGTTGCATCCCCTTTTTTATTATTGCGACCAGAGTTTTTATGCTGCTTTGCCCCAATCCTTTTTGATTCGCTTCTTTCACTCATCTATAAAATCCTTTTTCTTTTTTTTAAGTGGTATTAATCCAACCTTTGATATATGTTTTTTAGAACACATCCAAGTTGCATCTCCAGTTTCTCTCCAATATCTTAAAGATAAAACTTCTTCTTGACAAGTTTTGCATGGAAATTTTCCTGGGTAAACAGTAAATTCTTTAGACATTACTCAACTTATCTTTTAGTTGTTGTTGTAAATCTAAATCTTCCTTAATCCTATTAACTATTCCGTCTCTGCCTTGAACCTTTGTGCCATCATCAAGTTGATACCATGCACCAGTTCTACTTAATAAACCAACAGACTCTGCTGTATCTACAAGATCACCAATAGCATCAATACCAATGTTGTCTCC